TGGCGTGGCAAAATTGGCGGCTTTTGATATTATGCTCAAAGCAGCAATCGAGAAGGCAGATGATATTGACGAGTCGTTTGATAAACTCCAGCCAGTTTCCCATGACATCGTTAGCGCAGTGGTGTCACTTTATAATGCAACTGGAATCTTTCGTAAAAAAGGTAAGAAGAAATGAAAATAAAAAAGCATATCGATGAGCCAGAAGTGGCTGAAGAAGAAGCTCCGACAGTTAAGGTTTCGGGGATTGATGGAATTACATGCGGAAGCAGCACAAGACTTGCGAGTTATAACTCTGATACTGGAGAGCTGGTTATCTCTCAGAATGGAATAGTTGTGGCGATTGATACGTGTAGGTCAGAAGAACACGCAAGAGTTGTAGCCTCAAGGTTCTAACTTGCCAGTTTTAATTATTCTAGTCAGCATTTGCGCTCTTGCGGGAACTTGCTTCGCCCACTTACTATCCATGAAATGATAGGCCGCATCTGACCACTGGCCTTCAGACATGGAATGGAGTGCGCGTCTAAACAGCAGGAGGCGATTTAACCCGAGGTTATACCCAATACATATCATCGCATCTGATCTTGCCTGACTAAGTTCTGAAAACCATGAAAAGGTATTATTTAGCTCATTGGTTACTCTTTGAATATCATTAGCCAGCATAAGGTCAATTTCGTCATCTGAAAAAGGGATTGCTTGAATGTTTCTCCCTGCTCCCACCGTTAATTGATTGGCAGGACAAAAGTAAGGGAATCTTCTAACCCCTTCCTGCTGTCGTAGCATTATGGCCGCTTTACTGGTGGTCAATTTACCCCCTAGTGCTAGTATGCCTTTCTATTTTAAATAGCCTCACGGGGCTGTGACGGCCCAATAAAGTGTAATCTAGTGTAATATTTGGCTATTTTGAACTGTCAGGGAAAATTGCAGCCAAATTTGGGAAATCATTTCCTCTTTCTTTATTTCTCCTGCTAGGCAACATTCTATGAGGTCGTCAATAGATGCCCTCATTTCCTTTAGCTCTATTAGATCTCTTTGGTCTATGGCTTCCTTAACTTGTCTCATATTACTTTCTCCAGCTAAATTGGTCTTGTGGGTCTATAAAGGTTTCGTGCGTGTAGCTGTTCTGGACTGCTATTTCAATAGCGTCTTTCCTTATACCAAAGTCAACAAAGCCTTTCGCTATGGATTGTAAGTAATGCTGATTTGGTCTATAGATTTCGGTCTGGTCTATCATTTGATAAACAAGCAGCTTTTGGTTTTTCTCAATATCAATGTCTCTATCATATAGTGCCTCAAAATGTCCGGCGTTAATATCAAAGACCTTTTTACCATACAGTCTAGGGAAGCCCTCATAAACATCTAAGGAGGATTCGCACTGGTCGGTTATTTGCCAAATTCCTAGCATTATTTCTGCGTCAGCTTTATGAGCTATGTCCGCCACTCCTCTAAAAACCAATTCATAATCTGGCAGTCTTACTACTCCAATTTTTTTCGCTAACGGGCAGCGTAATTGCATTTGGCTCATATTTAAATTAGACCCATAAGCTCCATACAAATAAGGTCTATAGGTTTTTGTGAAGGTCTTGGTTTTCGCTTTAAGCAAGCTCGTATACTTGTTTGGATACTTATATGCTTTCATTGGTTTGTCCTTTTTAGTTAAGTTCATCTTGTCGGTCTGTCATGTAATCTATTACTTGCTGTGCAACCCCGTCCAGCCATCCGCTATCATTCGCGCATCCTGCCGTTGCGTTGGAGTAGTTTATGTGGTTATCAATTCTTGCATAAATTCTAACTCCAAGTGTTTCAGCTAAATTCAGTAATTCGTAACGGCTAATATCATCATGATTGGCTCTGGCGGTACATAGCGCAGCCTTTCTTTCTGTAATATATACAGCCTTGATTTGCTCATTTGTAACCGTGCCAATAACTCGGATGTCATTGCTAATTTCCCAAGCCTTTAGTCTGCGGCTCCAAACAAAGTTATATCCAACATTCTCAAAAGCATTTCTAACCACATTAAACCATCGGCTATTCTTAGGCTTCTGCACGCTATTGCTCAATTCTATGCTTTTCTCAACAAAGCCCATCAAAAAACCTAGCCAGTTCGCAACTTTCACAAATTCGGTTGTTCCGCTGTGCTGCCTAAATTCCATGCTGCCTCTTGTAGCAATGTTTTCCAAGTTAACTTTAAAAAACCTGCCCTGCCTTCGGCTTCCTTCACTTTTATTTCTGGACATTTTAAAAACTTCTTTTCGGTCTTTAATGCTTGCACACCATCGTGGGCTATCTCTTCGGCTGCGCGGCATACAAAGGTCAATTTGCGCTTCATAGTCTGCATACCTCTCGTATACAGTTCGAATTTGCTGCATGGTCATATCGTTGCAATCTAAATGAACGTGCATTCCGCAGCTTCTGTTTACCGTAACCCCTTCGACGCTATTTAAGGCTACCATTACAGTTTCAAGCTCTCTAACTCCTGCTTCTCCTTGTAAGATTGGGCTAACTAATTCGGCGGCATATCCCCGTACTCTAGTCAAGCTGCTGTCTGTAACTATTTTCCAATAATATCTAGTGGTGTGGTTCCAGTTTTCAACAAAGCAGTCAACACCAGCCCTATTTATAGCAGCTTCAACTAAGCGGGGATTAGCCCCAACAAATTCAATTTCAATCCCAAATTTTTTGCTAGTTATCATTATTTTGCCCTTGTTGTATGTAAACAGTAAGGACACTATAAAGGTGTTTATTTATAAAGTAAAGGTTTTTATTTGTAAAAAGTAATAAATATTATTATTAAATAATAAATATTATGTTTATTCCCCGAGTCGGTTCTTGTGATGCCTGATTTGTTCATTGAGATGCTGAAGAATATTCTCATAGTCACATTTGTAAAGTTTTCTGATGTTGTTTTTGGTGCGGAGCATATCCTCTACGAAGTCTCTGCCGTAGTAGTCTTGCATCCAGAGCGTATAGCTTTGAGCTGCTGAACCATTCCTCATCCCGAAGGCGTTGCAATATTTGCATTGAGGGTGGACATTCTCAATCTTTAAAGACCAGAAAGAGCTTGAACCTTTTGGGATAAAGTGACCGCCATCCATTTCCTTATAGCTTTGCTGCTTCCCACAACTGACGCAACGAGCTATTCCCAGCCCGTCTGCGGCTGATATTCTCGATAATAATTGGATGGCTTTTAGGCATTTACCTCTAAGCAATTGAGAGGTAGATTTTTTATTTGCCAAAGAAATCCCCTGAGCCGAGAGCTTTTATGGTCTTGTCAGCTCTTTCTTTAGTAAGGGCGGTCATTGAGTTATATCTCAATTTAATCAAGATAATAGAAAACTGTTTAGAGCCAATAGGGGCTTCGTACTCTGCCTGTTTTACGTCATCAGGCTTTTTGTAAAAGTCACCTGAAGTCCGCAAGAAGTGAGGGTGGTTTCTTTTTTTGTTCCAAAACATTTATATGCTCTGCATAAGGTTTGATCAGTTCAGTATAGATAGCCATTTGCGCGATTAGAAGCTCGTTGTATGTATCTTGAACTCTTTTTTCATCGATGTTGTCTAATCCAAAAACATTCACTTCATCTGCGGCTTTATGGAGTATTGGCATTAAGGTAGAAAAGATCATGGTACACCTCACTTTTGGTTGAATCTCACGGGCCACGGAACGTGTAATCCATGAGATTCGGCCAAATGTCTATTTAACACTTCGTACACCTTACCATATTCAGACGTATGTGCATCGGTTGTTGAACCTTTGTTGATTACCGCTCTTTGAACTGGCTTCCAAATGGTTTCTTTGACCAGTGGGGTTGTCCACGGAATACGGATTCCTTCTTTGAAGAAGCTAACCAGATCAATACCGCTTTCGTCCATTTTTTGACCGAGCAGATAGCAGTAAGCATGGAGGGCGGAATTTTGAAGTAAGGTTCTTTTCTTGCCAGACTTGGCGGTAGCAGTGACACACTTTTTTTCAGAGTAGACTTTTTTGACATGATTGATATAGCTTTCTAGCTGAAAGTCATTAGTGATTAGCCAATAACTCCCGTCAGTTTCCTGCGGGAGGTGGGTTAGGCTTATATCTTCAGGCATTTTACGCCCCTTTGTTAATGAACTCGTCTACAGATAATTCAAAAATACCCGCAAGCTCCACAACCCTTTGAACAGTAGGATTTCTTGTCCCTCTGATATGGGTAACATTCTGTGGACTTGTCTTTAGCCTTCTAGCTAATTCCGCGCTGGAAATGCCCGATTCTTTCTGCGCTACTCTCGTCGATGTTCCAATGTTCATTGTT